ATACGCTAATGCTCCCGGCGCGCAAATGATTATTCCCCCACGGATGTTCCTGACCGACATATTGAAGTACACCGAAGAACAAGCTGACAAAGCGGAAACGATCCTTGGTGGATTTCTGGAAGCTGAGAATGAGGAGATCGTCATTGAGGAAACCTAACCAAAAAGAGGAGTATAGGCCATGAGTATTAATGAACATGTAAACGAGTTACAGCGGCTGAAGCCTGAAATCTGGAATAACGATGATCTGGAGTCAATTGCTCGTGCGGCGTTATGCGACCTGATTGACGAACTGTTGGAAACTGCTGCCCGGTTTCAGGAACCGAAAGATGAGACAGTGACGTTGGAGTTTATTGGAACACAACAAGTTCAGTTCAAGCAAGCGGAGACGGGCGAATGGTTGAATTCGCTGTTTCAATATATTCAGCAGGGAACGGTCTTTAGGGTGGTACAACCGGAAACAATTTTTGGTTTCTATGAAGCGTATCCGGGTGACGCTCATATATTTGAAGCGGTCCAGGACGTTTATCAGATAGCGCCAACAATTGAAAGTCATCATAACCCAATTCCAAATTGGAAGGTAATAGCAAAACCAATTCAATGATACCACAGCGCAAAATAACGTTTCAAACCCTTCAGGCGATGGACCCAACTCATACCATCACGCTTAGGCGTCAGTTCACAGCGGATGTGAACAAGCGGCACCGGGCGCTGAAGGGAGTGATAAATGCGTCTATAATCGATAACGATTGTTTTGGGCTGAAGGAACCTCGTGTGAGACGGTTGACGTTGGCAGTACTGGCTGAATTGGTGCCGATACCGCCTAAAACGTTTCAGTTTGAACGAGATTCGGGCAAGGTCGAAGGATTTATGGCGTGGCTAAATGAAATGGAAAGCCGGGGCACTCTCGAAGTAACTGAACTTCCCGGATTGCCGCCCGGTCCTGAGCCGTGGAGCAACATCCACATTCGGTCTTCTTATCAATCGGGGCTGGCCAAGGCACGGTCCGATCTCATAAAAGCCGGTGTGGATGTTCCCAATTTCCTTCGGGGCGCTGAAGGCGTTTCTTTGAGCTTCAATCAACCTTTTCACGCGGACAAAGTGGGCCTTATTTATACGAGAGTATTTGAACAGCTGAAGGGCGTGGATGCGGTGATGGACGCTCAGATCTCCCGGTTGCTGGCGTTGGGTCTGGCTGAAGGAGACGGGGTGAGCGCCATCGCCAAGTCCATAAATGACCGGGTGGATAAGATCGGCATCACGCGTAGCCGGTTAATTGCCCGGACTGAAGTTGTTCAGACTTCCAACATAGCGGCTACCAACGAGTATGAAGCGGCGGAAGATATTGTGGGTGAGGAGATCTTTGTGCTTTGGCAAACGGCTCAGGATGAAGTGGTTCGAGATACCCACGCAGATCGAAATCAGCGGATATACACCCGGAAACGGGCCAGGCAGCTGATAGGTGAGCCGAATTGTCGGTGCGCCTTGTTACCCTATATTCCGAGTTCTGAAGGTGTGGAGGTTGGACGTTCGGCTAAATCTACAGCGGGCAAATCAGGGATTAGGACGTCAAAATCAACAAAAGATGGTAGGATTGTTCCCAGAGGATCTGAAGGCGCGCCGCCACCTGGTCCCAGACGTCCCGCGCCACCACCACCGAGACGGGGAACAAGGGCTGATAGGGTATTGGAACCAACTCCAACTCCTGAACCAACCAGACGGAGAACAGCGCCCGTCCCAATATCAGACATTGATCCTACAAAAGACAGAACGAGATCGCAATGGATTCCGGTTGATTCTAAAGCCGATGCCAACGTACAGTTTAAAAACAAGTTCAATATAGAGTCCGTCGCAACGGTAGGATTCCAGTCAAAGCCGGGCGCATCTTTGAAGATTGTTAACGCTTATGGACAAGCGTTGGCTGATGAGGTTAAGGAAACCCCATCTTTGGGAAAAGTCCTCAATAAAGGCAAACCAGTAAAAAAGATCACTCTCCATCGTCGTGGGGATTTGGGCGCTGTAGGACAAGGTTTGCGAAACGCTGACGGGACTTATAATGTGAGACGCAAAGAGATCCACGTGGCCGGGGCTAACAAAATTCTCAATAAGAATTACAGACGGGTTAAGTTGACATCAGGAAAAACATTTGTGGTATCAAACGGAGATCCTACCGGGACAATGATGCACGAATTGGGGCATCATGCTAAACTTGAAGCGTTGACCCGGCAGCAAAGAGTTGATTGGATTGATAATGTTTATCCACAGAATAAGCACCTGTCCAAAAAGATTTCGACTTATGCCCAAGAGACGCCCAACGAGTTTTGGGCTGAAGCGTTTGCGAAGTATTCTCACCCGGAATACAGCCAATTGGCATCCAATTCTCCAAAGCGCATTCCGAAGGGTGTTGAAAATTTTATGAAAGAGGTTTTTGAGGACTAATATGTCATTAATTCAACCGAGATGTTGGACCAGAGGATGCGTCAATTATATAGGGGTCAGACAACCGGACAATACGGAATTGTCTGAGCGAAATGTATGCGCGGCTTTCCCGGATGAGATCCCGGAGGATATAGCATATGGAGACAATCTCCATTTGACGCCGATACCGGACCAAGTTAATGACATTGTGTTTGAAAAGGAGTAACATGAAAATATTACTATTCAAATCTAACATAGCAGCCAACGTGGAAACCCGGATGGAGACTTTCAACGACCGGCAGCACCTTGTGGTCCCGGTCGTCATGATGGTTGAGGGAGTCCATAGTAATAATGCCGGGCCAAGTTTATATCCTCTGGAAGAGTTCAGCAAGATTCCGCAAGCGTGGAACGGGGTCCCAGTCCCGATCAACCACCCGTCCGATTCAAGTGGCAGTCCTATATCAATCGGAGATCCGGTTGCCGTACAGCAGCTGTCTATTGGGAACGTCTGGAATTCCCGGATGGAGGGCGACAAGCTGAAGGCGGAACTGTGGCTGGATGTTCTGAAGGCTGACCAGATTGCTCCGGGGCTGCTCAATTCGATCCGGGCCGGTGAGGAGATCGATGTGTCCACAGGGCACTTTAGTGAAAATGAAATCGTTCCGGGAAATTTCCAGGGTGAAACGTTCGATCAGGTTGTGAGGAATATCGTGCCGGATCATCTGGCCATTCTTCCCGGAGCACGTGGTGCGTGTTCGTGGTCAGATGGTTGCGGCATTCGGGCTAACAAAAAAGGAGGAGATATGAAAGTGAATGTGGTTCAGGAAAACAGCAACGTGGTCCAGATTTCGGTTGATGTTGAACGTAAGTTCGAACAAAAGGATTTGGACCGGCTTGAGGGCGTTATCATAAACGAATTGAGCCACGAGGATGTCCGCCATCAGTTACAAAAGGAAGTGGACAAGTTGGATTCAAATCTTGGATCTGAAATGGCCCGGATGCACTTTGTGAAAAACGTGTTTGATGATAATTTCGTCTTTGAAATGTCGTCCAGAGGGGAAACCAAATTGTTCCAGCAGGACTTCGAGATCAACGACGATATAGTTGAGTTGAAGGGCGATCCAAAAGAAGTACAGGAGAAAATAACCTTTGTGGAAGTTAACGCAATACAAACTAACAAGGAGGACAAGAACATGCCTGACAAGAAATGTTGTGAAGAGAAGATCCAGTTGCTGATTGAAAACGAGGCAACGCATTGGGTGGAAGATGATCGGACGTTTTTAGAGACGTTGGATGAAAAGCAGATCGATAAGCTGGAACCCATCGTCAAGAAAGATGAGCCGGTTGTGAACAAAGATGAACCCAAGCCCAAAGATGAGCCGGTCAAGAAGGATGAGCCAGCGACCATGGATGAGTTCCTTGCGAATGCTGGTGAGTTCGGTCCGGTTCTCAGCGACGGTCTTCGTATGTACAATGATCGCAAGGCCAAGCTGGTGAAGGCGCTGGTGGAGAACAAGCGTTGCTCCTTCACCGAAGACGAACTGAAGGCCAAGGACATTGGGGAACTGGAACGGCTGGGGACGCTGGCACAGGTGTCGGCTGACTATTCCGTTAATGCCGGGCCGGGGGAACCGAAAGCGAATGAGTCTCAAGAGACTCCGCTGTCCACACCGAGTTTCGCCAAACCCAAAGAATAACGGTCAAGGATATTCAAGGCGCAGTTAATGAAATAACAAACTTTAAAATGAGGAGGATTTGAAACATGAGTTCACATAAAACGATTATGATTAAAGATGCCGGAGGACTTCGCAAGGAGTCTAACGCGGCAGCGGCTATTACACCGGGCCAGTTGTTAGAAAGGGCTTCAGCCACCACCGTTCAGCGTCACAGCGTGTCCGGTGGTGATGCGCAGAAAATGTTCGCCATGGAAGATGATCTTCAGGGCAAAGAGATCAGTCAGGATTATGCCACTGGCAACGTTGTGATGTTTGCGTATTGCCTGCCCGGAACCGAGATCAACGCCATCCTGGAAAATGACACGGCAGCGGTTTCTGTGGGCGATCCTCTGATGTCTGCGGGGAACGGGAACCTGCGGAAGCATACCGCAGCGGCGTCGAACAGTGACGGGGCTTTCGATGAAGGCGGCGAAACTGTTTACAGCGAACCCATTGTGGCCTGGGCCATGGAGGCACTTGACCTGTCCGATTCATCCGGGGCAGATCCAGCCAGCGCCCGTATCCAAGTTGAAGTTGCCTAAAAGCTAAAAGTACGTGGGCAAATCGGCAGAATAAAGGTATGAAAAGACTTATAACATTACTTTATACAACAAGGAGGATTTGAGTCATGGATTTGGAAAATATCAATTCAGAAATTTTACAGGGTGGTGGGTCTGTGGCCCAGCGTCTTTTGGCAAATGGAATGAACGTGGGTGCCCTTCGTCCGTGGGTTGCTGAGGATGGTTTTAACTACATCACAGTCAACGAAAAGGGCGTGGAAAAGGCCGTGCGTTTTAGTGGCAACGCAACTCTGCGGAAAGATGAGTGGAAAGCGTTGGATACAGCGGTCTTGAAGGCCGCGCAAACACGTCTGGTCGGCGTGGCGGATCTCGAAGCACGCGGCCTGACCTTTAACCTCGCCAACGGTCTGGGCACGACGGTCTTCCAGTATGAGGACATGTCGGACGTTCAAGGGGCGCAAGTCTCTATGGACGGTGTGACCCGTGGAGAGAATGACCGGGTGGAGTTCGACATCAATTCGCTCCCGATGCCGATCACGCATGGCGATTTCCAGCTGAACATTCGCGCACTTACGGCCAGTCGTACTCTTGGTGCTCCTCTGGACACCACGATTGCGGAGTTGAAAGCCCGGAAGATTGCGGAGAAGATCGAAGAATACTTGTTTGTGGGTTCCAGCACTTATACGTTTGGTGGTGGAACGATTTATGGGTATCTTGATCAACCGGCCATCAACTCGGTTACGCTTTCCCAGAACTGGGATGCCAGCGGCAAAACCGGGGCGGAAATTATGGTGGATGTTCTCGCCATGAAACAGGCCTGTATCAATGCCCGGCATTACGGTCCGTATATGATGTATATTCCTACGGCTTATGAGGCGACGTTGGACGACGACTTCAAGGCCAACAGTGACGTGACCATCCGGGAACGCATTCTGAAGATTGCCAATATCATCGACATCAAGGTGGCGGACTCGCTCACGGCCAATAACGTTCTGATGGTCCAGATGACATCTGACGTTGTTCGCATGATCAACGGGCTGGCCATGACCACCGTCGAATGGACTTCAGAGGGCGGCATGATCTTTCATTTTAAGATTATGCAAATCTCAGTTCCGCAGATTCGGGCCGATCAGAATGATCGATCCGGTGTTTGTCTTTTAAGCTAATCAGATTTACCGCATTAATGAATTGGAAGGAGACTAACCATGTCACAATTCAAGTATAGGTTGAAAGAAGGGTTTGGGGCGCATTATGGTAGGGCTGAAGGTAAAAAGGGCGGATTGAAGAGGATGAAACCGGGCACGGAAATAACGGTTGATGATCCGTCCGATTTGGGTGGGGTGGCTTTTAAGTTTGAGCTGATTGAGACGGTCCCTGATGAAGAGGAGCAGACCGAAGTCAGCTGGCTCGAAATGAAACACGTGGGCGGCGGAAGATATAATGTCGTCAACACCGAGACGGGCCGCAACCTCAACGATGATTACCTGTCCAAGAAGGAAGCCACAGCCCTGATTGCCGAGCAAATGGAAGAATGATCCAGTGGCTCGGTGGGTAGTCCCTAAACTTTGGCCTGGAGCGACAGTTGCGATTCTGGGCGGCGGTCCGAGTCTGATTGGTCAAGATTTATGCTATGATCTTGAGGCACTTTTGTCTCCCTTTCGGATCATTGGCGTCAATAATTCCTATCGATTCGGACCATGGGTTGATGTTTGCTGGTTCGGAGATTCCAATTGGTACAAACAACATCATTACGAGTTGCGCACGTTTCCGGGGTTGAAGATCTGTTGTCAGCCTCAACTCGAAGACGATCCGGGGGCAAGGGCCGAAGGCATCAAGGTAATAGCCAGAGGTCAACCGGAGGGATTAGAAAGGCGCAAGGGATACGTGTGTTGGAACCGGAGCAGCGGGGCGTCAGCAATCAATCTCGCTGTAATTTTCGGGGCCAAACGCATTATATTATTGGGTTTCGATATGCGGGTGATCAACGGAACAAAGAACTGGCACAAGGATCACCGCAGTCAGGACCACGATCCATTCGAACGGTTCCTTCAGCCATTTCCAGCGATCAAGAGAGATGCCGAAAAGATGAAGGTGGAAATCTTGAACGCAACGCCTGATAGCGGGTTGAAAGATCTGTTTCCATATGTAACATTATCGGAGATTGCGAAGTGGGCAAAACCGTAAACAGCGAAGGGGCCAGCTACATAGCGCCGAAAATGTGGAAGGGTGAAACCGCGATTGTAATTGGCGGCGGTCCTTCGCTGATTGGGATGGATTTGTGTCTTCCGTATCCGGGGCTTGAAAGATATTTTGATCGCAATCGTGTTATCGGGGTTAACAGCGCCTGTTATTTCGGTCCGTCAATTGACGTCTGTTTTTTCGGAGACGCGAAATGGTACTGGCACAATCGGGATTATCTCCAGAAGGAATTTAGCGGATTGATGGTCACGGTTAACGCCAGAGTTCCGGGCCGGGAACCGGGAGTGGAGAACGAGCCAAATGTGAATGTGATTCGCAGGGGTGGTTCGAGAGGGGTGCTGTTCGACGGAGATGCGATTTGCTGGAACAAATCCTCTGGAGGAGCAGCGATCAACCTGGCGGTGTTATTTGGGGCCAAGCGGATCGTCTTGCTTGGATACGACATGAAACGGGGCGGTGGAATGAAAAACTTTATTCCGCATCATTGGGAGAGCACAAATTCAAACCCGTATGAAGGAATGATGATGACGATGGAGCATCTCAAAACCTTTACGGACAAACGGGGCATAGAGATCCTGAACGCAACGCCCGGATCGGCGCTGAATGTATTCCCAAAGGTGAATCTTCATGAATGTTGTTGAAGAATTTGAAACTGTTAAGACTATAAAGGAAACCGGGGCCAGCATCGCCCGGTATGGTGACGGGGAACTGCGGTGTGCCGTTGGTAATTCCGCTTGTTTCCAAAAGTCAGATCCGGTTATGGCAAAAATGCTCAAGAAGATCCTCCGGGAAGACGTGCCGGGGTTGTTGGTTGGAATTCCAAGGATTGCCGGGCCAAAAGCTCATTTGTGGGAAAAGATAATGGCCAAGCCTTCATTCGCTGAGATGTTAAATCCCAAGCATCAGTATTATTCAGCGTTCATTACCCGGCCTGATTCTGCTCCACAGATCGATACGGGCGAATATTGGACTATGTGTAAATCCCTTTGGGAAGACCGGAACGTTGTGATGGTTGAAGGGACAGCGAAAAGATTCAGCAAGGGCAAGAACGTATTTGACAATGCGAAGTCTGTTACAATTATTAGTGGGCCAAGCAAAGACGCCTTTGTGGAACTGGATCGGCTGACGAAAAAGGTTCTGGTTCATGACCCTGACGATTGCGTTGTGATCCTTTCGTTAGGCCCAACGGCTACCATCCTTGCGTATCAGCTTCATAAACACGGATATCAGGCGCTGGATATGGGTCACTGGTCGTCATTCTATAATCGGGCGCATCCCAAATCAAAGATCAAGGGTGTGGGGATGGTGATCACCGATTATCACCGGGATCAAAACCGTCAGCTTCATCGAAAGGACTATGGCGGCAGCGGATACAAATGGTCAAAGTTTGTTTATGATTTGATCGTGGGTTATAAGCTGAAGGGGTGGCTGGACTACGGTTGCGGTCAGTCCACGTTGTACAAGGAGTTCAAAAAGTTCCACAAGAAATGTAAAGTGGGCTACATTGAATATGATCCCGCCATACCTAAAAAGTCATGGCTCCCAATTTCACGAGAGTTGGTGAGTTGTACGGATGTTCTGGAACATATCGAACCTGAGCTTTTGGATAATGTTTTAACGCACATATTTCAGCTGGCGAAAAAAGTGGTGTTTCTTGTTATTGCTTTGAACCCGGCCAACAAGGAATATCCAGACGGGCGGAACACACATCTGATTTTAGAATCTCCTGCTTGGTGGGTTGAGAAGTTGGCAAGACCGGGTTGGCGTATGCGGAGATTCAAAGCAGAGCGGACAGAAAAGGATCTGGTGATTGTTATGGTGAAAGAATGAAGCAGATGAAACAAATGGAGGGATGGTGGTGGCCTGATATGGCGAATGAGCGGCATGTACGGTTTTCTCTCACCCGTATTAAGTCTCTTCAGGCCGTTCTGAAGTATTGGAAACGCACAAGGTCAGTTATACAGGCTGGGGGCAGTTACGGGGTTTGGCCGAAGATGTTGGCAAAGAAGTATGACAACGTTTATACGTTCGAACCTGATGCGGTATCTTTCCGCTGTCTTTGCCGGAATTGCCCGGAGAAAAACATCCACGCTTTCCGGGCTGCGCTCGGTTATCGAAAGGAGTGTTTGACGATTCGGCCCAAAAGTTTCACTGCCCACCGGGTGATTGGAGTGGGGGCCACGGTTGGAATAAGGGTTGATGATATCGGCTGGCCCAGATGTGATGCGATCCTGTTGGATGTGGAGGGGTTTGAGCCGTATGTTCTTCAGGCGGCCAAATCCACCATCCATACGTTCCGCCCGTTGGTGTTGGTTGAGATTCGTCCTGAGATGTTCAAGTTTTACGGATTGAAAGATGGCGCTTGTGAATCGTTCATGGAGAATATGGGATATATCGAAGTGGCCAATATTCAATGCGATAAGATTTTTGTTCATCATCTCGAAATGAAACATTGGAAAAGACCGTTGGACGGGAAAGGGAAGTGATGAAAGATTTGACGCTCATTGTTCCGTATTACGACAGCCCGGATATGTTTCAGGTTCAGCAAGAGAACTGGATGAGTTATCCAGAGAAGATCCGGGACCGAATGGAGTTCATCGTTGTGGATGATTGTTCTCAGGAGTTATACGCCAGAGACAACGTGATATTTCCTCCGGGTTTCCCGTTTCGATTGTTCTTTATTACAGAACATATGTTATGGAATTGGGAAGCAGCCCGGAACATTGGCGCCAAACACGCAGAGGGCAAGTGGTTGTTTCTAACGGATATGGATCACCTGTTACCGCCTAAAAGTTGCGGGAAGATCTTTGACCGAATTGATAACGGGCTTTCAGTTAACAAGCCCATGGAGGAACGGTTTTTTTATACGGTGGACCGGGTCAATGCGCCAGACTTAACTATGTACAAGAACCACCCAAACACGTATCTTCTTACACGTGAACTGTATTGGTACATAGGCGGATATGATGAGGAGTTTAACATCATCACCGGGGGCATATACGGCATGGACGGTCCTTTTCGCAGGTGGGCGGAGAAGATGACAGACGGGAATATCCATCTGGATGGAATTCCAATTGTTCGGTATCCGAGGGAAATTGTGGCTGATGCCTCTTGTACTTTGCCACGGAAGACCGGGCGCAATGAAGCGGATCTGAAAGCGGTTCGGGCGCTGGCCCGTCGAAAGATGGTGAAGGAAATTATGCCAACGGTTTTGAAATCGTCATATACAGAGGAGAAATGGGAATGAGTTTAGCTACAATCACAGCTGATATCGATCAGCGCCCGGTGTTAGAGCATTTGGTCAATTCTCACGGATGGAAGAAGGGCGCTGAAGTTGGACTCCTTCGGGGCAAGACGTTTTTCCATATGCTGAAGACATTCCCGAATCTTCGACTGGTTGGAATAGATCCGTGGTTGACTGGTCTTCCGGGTTTCGGAGACAAAAATGGGAGAAGGGCTTTAACGCTTACAACGTTAACTTCATGGACGAATACGCTGAAAGGGTCACAACGGAAGCAAAAAAGCCCGGATACGATGGCAGAGCAGAAATTCATCGCATGACGTCTCTGGAAGCTGGAGAGATGTTTCCAAATGAGACGTTTGATTATGTTTTCATTGACGGAGATCACCGGGAGTCTTTTGTCAGGGCGGATATTGCGGTCTGGGCACCGAAAGTGAAGCCAGATGGTTGGTTGATTGGACACGATTCGATAATCCCATCTGTTCAAAGGGCGGTTTGCGCGTTGCTGCCGGGCTGGCGGCCATATACAGGATCTGTTTGGGCGATACCGAAAAGAGAGATCAAATGGGCTTGAAGACTGAATATTTAAAATTCATGTTCGATAAGGTTTTGGGTTTTGATATTCCGCCACGGAAACATTATGCTATGTTGGAATTGGGAAATCAACGGATGAAGTACGGAGATGAGACGCTTTGGCCGTTTATTAATACCATCAAGCTGTTTTCAAAGCAGCCGTTTACAGGCAAGGAATTTTTTACAAAGTTAGGTTATCATCATATCAGTATTGATTTGAATGGATTCGACGGGTCGCAGAGAATGAATTTGGCAACGCCGATTGTGGCTGAAAATCTTCTCTTTCAATTTGAAGTTCTGACAAACTTCGGGACCACCGAGCACGTGACGGATCAATATCAATGTTTTCGAAATATAGACAACCTCGTGAAAGATAACGGGTATATGGTTCACCTTGTGCCGGCCAGAGGGAGAGGGACTGCGCATGGGCGGTGGCATTATACTTTAGCGTTTTTTGCGATGCTGTCTGATCTGGCCGGTTATGAAATTGTTGCAGGTCCGGGTGTCCATTATTTTGGAAAGCCCGGTAATTTATATATCACTTGTGGATACAAAAAGAAACGGGGCCATAATTTTATGAACCGCAAAGATTTTCCAATTGGGTTAATTGATAAAAATGAATAGGCCGATTGTCATATTGGGTTGTCCTCGTTCCGGGACTTCGTTGACTACTGGATGCTTTCATGTTTGTGGGGCTTGGGTGGGTCGATGTAGACCGGGAGACAAACGAAATCCAAAGGGCTATTTTGAAAACTTTCTGATTAACAATATCGTTTATATGGCCAATGAAAATATTCTGCCTGAAGAGATCCGGGCGCTAATTGTTGCTGCGATGGGCGCTCAAAAATATCGGGGTGGACCATGGGCGGTTAAGTTCGGGATTCATGTTGAAGCGGTTGAGCGGCTGGCACCTTTAAAGCCGGTCTGGGTTCTGGTTAGGCGGAATGTGAACGATATTGTCCAATCGCAAATACGCTCATTTGAATTGCGTCAGGAAATGAATCAGGTCGAACAGGACAAAAAGTTTGATGTTACCAAATCGCTTTCTAAGGCAATCCGGGCGAATCAGTTTCTGACGCAGGTCCGGGACAAATATCAGGATTCAGCTTTTGACATTTGGCCTTCGGATTTGATGAACGGTAATTTTAAGGGTTTCAAAAAAGCGATCTCGTATTATGGTCAGGGGATGAATTTGGATCGTTCAAAGTTGAACGAGTTTATTGAACGCGCTCATTGGCATTTCGATACAAAGGAACGAGATGATTTCAGTGGTCACGTGGAAATGGAATAACGGGTTACACCCAAAGAAAGGGCTGGTGTTCGGATCGAAGCATGTGAACGTCCTATACAGTATGATCTGGCGCCACCTTCATGTTCCATTTCGTTTCTTTTGTATCACGGATGATTCTCTTGGGCTTCACCCGGCCATCGTTCCTTTTAAGTTGTGGGATGATTATTCAGATACACCGGGATGTTTTCGGCGGCTGAAGATCTTTTCCACCGAGATGAAAAAATATTTTGGAGATCGGATATTGTCTGTGGATTTGGATTGCGTCATAACAGGAGACATCACCTCACTGGTCGAACGGGATGAAGACTTTGTTATCTGGGGAGAAGAATGGCGCAAGACAAAATACTGCGGGTCATTATTCCTTTTGCGGACTGGAAGCAGAGCGCAGGTTTGGGAGGGCTTTAATCTGGAACAGTATCCGCCCAGACGCGATAAAATGTATCCGAAAGGAACAGACCAGTGGCGGATTTCTGATTGTTTGTATCCGGGAGAAGCAACCTACACCTCAAGGGACGGGATATACAACCTTGAGTTTGACGTTCGAGTGAATATGAACAAGCGTCATATGCCGAAAGTCCGGGCACAACGGGACCAGACAAGAAGGGAAGTGGGGAAGCTGAACAATCGGATCAAACGAGTTCAAGCGGAACTGGATGCGGATCTTCCAAGAAAATATTCGTCGAAGTTTCGGCAGAAAAAGTGGGAGACTTTAGAACGGGAACGTCAAGAACGGGATTACAAAGATTTGAGTGAGCGACGTGCGAAGTTATTTGGATCACTCCCGGAGAACAAAGGCGTTGTTCACCGGGGCAAAAAGCGAATAAAGGTGAAGGGCGGAGACGGACTTTTGCCCGATAATTCCCGGATTGTTTTTTTCAATGGAAAGTATGACCCATCACAGGACTGGTTACAAGAGGAGTTGCCGTGGATAAAAGACCATTGGAGATAACTGTCTGTTGTTTCTTTTGGGGTGATTGGTGTGAACCACACGGGCCAGATTATGTCAACCGGCTTTTCCGGGGCGTGAAAAAGCATTTGACCGTTCCTCATAGGTTCGTTTGTTTTACTGACCGTTTGATAGGTCACAAATTGGAGTCTGGGATTGAGACAATCAAATTCGATCTTCCACGGTGGGATTGGAACTTGCGGAAATCGTTTCTATTTAATCCAAATAACGGATTAAAGGGAAGGGTTGTCTGTTTGGATTTGGATGTCGTTATCGTGGCGGATTTTGGCGATTTAGCCGGTTATGACGGTTGGTTCGCCACCTGTGAGGCAGCGTACCGGAAGAAGAAGTGCGGCGGCAGCATTATCGGGTTTGAAGCCGGTGATAAACAGCTTCAGGAATTACTCTGGAACCCGTTGTTGCGGGACCGAAAAATCATTGAACAACAGACGATGGGATCTGAACGAAAGTATTTCAATCAAAGGCTTCCAATGTCGCAGATCGACTTTTGGCAACAGCTGTATCCGGGGAAAGTTCTGAGCTACAAGCTGGATTGTAAAGAGGGGTTGCCGGACGGGGCTTCAATAGTTCGTTTTCACGGAAGACCGAGACCACACGAAGTTAATGATGACTGGGTGAAGGAACATTGGTATGGATGAAGTAAAGAAAACCATGAGCGATATAGACAGGCCCATTCTGATTACGGGGTGCGCCAGATCCGGGACCAGTATGACAGCCGGCATTATTGCTTTGTCCGGGGCGTGGGGCGGTCAGGTAGCAGGGCCAACGAATCAAAATCGGAAAGGGATGTTTGAGAATTCCAAAATCAGGCGGACAATTGTGAAGCCGTTTTTGAAATCTTTGGGTTGCGATCCTATGGGCCAAGATCCTCTCCCGGATATAGATGCGGTGAAGCTGGTTACGTGGAAGACTGTATACAACTGGCGTAAGCGGATCAAGGGTGTGATTCTACATCAGGGCTATGAGGGCGGCATTTGGTATTACAAAGGGGCGAAGATGGCGAACCACTGGCCCATCTGGTCAAGGGCTTTCCCGTATGCCCGGTGGATTGTTGTTAGGCGGAAAAGTGACGAGATTGTGAAGTCCTGCTTGAAGACAAGTTTCATGCGGGCTTTTAAAACTAGTGAGGGCTGGTTTAGGTGGGTTGACTATCACAAGGACCGATTTCTGGAAATGGAAGAAGCAGGAATGGATATTCAGTACGTCTGGCCCCAAAAGATGATTGATTTCGATCTCTCGGAGATCAAAGGCGTTGTTCAGCATTTAGGACTTCGGTGGGATCGGGAAAAAATTGAGAAATTTATCGAACCGGCGTTGTGGTCAGGAGGACAAAGCAATGGCAAATAGAGTTACAGGAGCAGAAGTTATCGCCATAATGGATACAACCTTGACCGCTGTGACCATTGATCCTTTTATTACCGTGGCCAATCTGGTTGTGACGGAGAAACTGACTGATGCCGGGCATTCGGCGGCGTTGTTGAAGGAGATCGAACGGTGGCTGGCGGCGCATTTTGCTACGGTCAAAGATCCGCGTATCATGAATGAGAAAGCTGGCGATATGTCTGCCAAGTATGAAGTGGCGACGTTAGGAAAGGCGTTGGACGGGACCGTGTACGGTCAGACGGTCAAGGTGCTTGACTCCTCCGGGATACTCGCCAATGTAGGCAAGATGGCGGCAAAGTGGGAAACGATTGACAGTCCAAGTTATGATCCTGAGACGTCAAGTTAAAAGGAGACTGTGATATGGCAAAGAATGTAAGAGCAACGATAGCAGCAGCGGATACATTCACTGAATGGATTAGTCCAAGGGCCGGGAAAGGGATTGGCGGAGAGTTGAATTTGAGTATCTCTGGGACGTTTAGTGCAACCATCACTCTCCAGTGGCGGTTCGGATCTTCCGGCAGTGCGTTGGACGTGGAAGATTATACAGTGCCCTTTGAAGGATCTTTTGAGGAAATTGAAGAAGAAGTCCAATACAGGCTGGGCGCAAAGGCCGGGAATTATTCGTCTGGGTCGGCGGAAGTGAGGTTAAGCAAATGAGCGGACAAAGATTGCTTGGATTAGTTCGAGGGCTTTTGGCTCCTGGTATTGATTCCGCTGTGAACCGTTATATGCGGGATGTAATTGGAAACAAAAGTGATACTGTTGGCGGCGATTCAATTGTATCTCTGATAAAGATACTGGACGCTGTGGCGGATCTTATACAGGCGGAAACGGACAAAATTGATTCTGCTGTAACAGACGGGTTGGCCGGGACTGTTAACAGTTTGACGTATAGGGTTCATGAGATTGAGAAACATTTCCATAACAACGATTGTTATTTTGGAGATGGAGGATCAAACGATCTGGCGGTCAATCTTACGGAGATTCAAATTGCGGCAGAGACCGGGCTGGCTTTTGGAAGTGAGCTTCAGATTCATGATGGGTCAACGATTATAGCCGGGATGACCAAATTGGATTTGGGGAAGATGCTTGTTACAGCGATTAGCGCCACAAGCAAAGTATATCTTTTCCAATTTTGGGCCGGTGCTGGGGCGTTTGGAGACGCAACGCTGGTTTGTGAAGACGTTGGGTTTTTTCCAGCGTCAACAGGGCGTAGTGTTTCAATTCCGTTGCGATGTGCGCGTTTTAATATGTCTGATAAACTTTGGGTCAGATCTAAGTGTGAAACAAACGGGGCCACGTTGGATTTTCTGCCCGGCCTTCATGGATATGTAGCATAGGAAAACACATTATGCCTTCAAACTTTTTAACTCGAAATCTGAAACAAACCGCCGTGTATTGGGGCAATCCGGTGTCGAACGGATACGGAGGATGGACGTTGGATTCTCCCGTGGAGATAAGTGTGCGGTGGGAGGATCGGAACGAGCTATTCACCAGCCCGGATGGCAGAGAAGAAGTTTCATCAGCGATCATCTACACGGCTCAGGACGTTGACATCGGTGGTTATCTGTTTCTGGGTGAACTCACGGATCTCTCCAGCAGCCAGTTGTATTCGGATGAAGACGACTCTTTCAAGATCCGGCAGTTTTCAAAATCTCCAAATCAACGGGTTAGTGGTTTTGCCCGGAAAGCGTTTTTGTAATGGGCGGCAGATTAATCGGAACAGAAAAAGTACTTAAAAATCTCAACCGGGAGATTGGGAAAGTTGAAGGAGACGTGTTGGCTGGCGTTATTACAGCGGCGTTATTTATCCGGGGCCGGTCTCAGGTGAAGACGCCTGTGGTTGAAGGTAATTTGCGAAATAGCGCATATGTGGTTTCCTCATCCGGTTCAACAAATGCTGGATCCAGTCCTAAATTCACCGGGAGAGATTCCGGGAATATGGCCACACAGCATGTGGGAGAAATGACCAAACAACGAAACATTGCGAAACGATCTTTGAAAAAATTCGGGCCAATGGCGTCAATTGGTTACAGCGCGGTGTATGCTTTGGCGGTTCACGAGAATCCAAGGGCCGGGAAGACAGGCGGATTTTCTCCCACAGGACAGAAGTATACAGCTGGGCGAAATCCGAGCGGCAGAAAAAGCACGCGCAAGGTTTTCTCCACAGTTGGGCAGTGGAAGTATTTGGAGAATCCGTTGAACTCGAATAGCAAACGGGTTTTGGCTATCATTAAAAATAAAGCGAAAATCAGGGGCGGCGCATGAATAGTCCTGCGGATGACATAAAAGATATTCTTGAAGCGGCGGTGAGCAGTTGGAGTTTTGGAACTAACTTATTTGTTGCGTTGGAGCCACCGTCTCCCAACGAGGTCGTGAGCGTTTTTGATACAGGTGGCTTTGACCCAGACTCCAATACCGATTTGGAGAATCCAACTGTTATGGTGCGTGTTAGAGGAGATAGGGGTGGTTACACAGAGACTTATTCAAGGGCCAGAGACGTGAAGGACAATCTTCATGAACTCGCAAACGAGACGTGGAACGGCACAAGATATATAGGCATATGGCAGGTGGGCGATATTTTGTTCATTGGTATGGATGAAAATGACCGCCCGGTCTTCACATTAAACTTTAGAATAATGAGAACGTAAAAAGAGGAGGACAAAAAATGGAATTTATTAATCCAAAATTGATGTTTATTGTTTTATTACTGATTGCGGCGATTTGGTTTTGGAAAACCCAAATTGCATATACCACTAACGCAATTGCGGGCGTTGGAACCGTTTTCAAACGTGGAGACGGAACAAGCAGCGAAACATTCAACGCTGTATCGGAAGTTAACTCAATTACAGGACCAACAAAAAGCCGGGGCACAATTGATGTTACGTCTCTGGATTCCACCGGAGGATACCGTGAATTTATTGCCAGCTTTCGGGATGCCGGGACGGTAGTGCTTAACATGAACTGGACAAGAGACGGGTTTGACGATTTGAACGATGACTTTGAATCGGATTCAACCCGTAATTTCCAGATTGTGATGCCGGATACCGGAGAGACGACTTTTGATTTTGCCGCCTATGTGACGGATATTAATCAGGGCATTCCGTTTGACGATAAAATCACAATGGATGTGACGCTGAAGATCACCGGTCAGGTTACGCTGACTTCATAAGGGTTGAAGAAGGAAACCAACTAACCATAAAAAAAGGAGACAGGCGAATGACTGAAACAAAATGTTTAAGCAAGGGTGATATTCTCAAGTCCAAGGATATTAAAATTGAGCGGGTGGAAGTTCCTGAGTGGGGTGGTCATACGTTCGTAAAAGTAATGTCCGGGATTGAGCGCGAGAATTATGAAGATTCAATCTTTGAGGTTTCCAAAGAAGGAACTAAAAGGAAACCTGGAAGTGTACGGGCAAAGCTGGTTGCCAAAACTATGTGCGATGAAAAAGGAAAACTTTTGTTTAATGAGTTAGAGATCCGGGATTTAGAAAAGAAATCTGGCAAGGCGCTGGATCGGGTTTTTGATTGTGCCAAAATTATAAACGGAATTGGCGCTGATACGGTGAAGGAAAACGCAAAAAACTAATTGAAAGGCCAGACCGGATGATGCTCCATAAACTGGCGCTGGCCTTTCAACGAACGATTCCTGAGCTTGTAAAATCGATGGACAGCAACGAAATTGGAGAGTGGATTTCATATTTTCTTGCTGAACGGATGTTGGATGAAAAAGCGCACAAAAAGTCGCAGGAACCAAAGCAACAAACGTCTCAGGACCATATGGGGATTATGATGGCTTTGGCCGGTGGGAGTAAAGCTGGCAAAAGTAAAGGCAAAAAACGAATAGTGAGGAAACGATAAATGGCCAACATAGGATCGCTTGTTGCCCAGATAAAAGCCGACACGCAGGATTTAAAAAGAGGTATGACCGAAACAAAGTCAGCGGTCAGAGGGGCGGAAACTGGCGTCAATAACTCTATTGGCGGAATGAAGTTTGCTGCTATTGGTGTTGCTGCCACAGCTGCCGCTGGTGTTGTTGCTTTTCAAATGGGCCGGTTGGTGAAGTCGTCTTTAGGTGCTGCCAGCGATCTTGAAGAAGCTACCAGCAAGTTCGAAGCTGTATTCAGTAATTTGGCCCCCACAGATGTGATGGTTGATATTGCGGTCGGTGTTGAGGTTGATAAAACTGATATTGAGGGGAAGTTTGAAACCGCTTTTGCGGATATAAAGACGCCCGAAGTCGATGTCAACAAACTCACTATCAGTATTGACGACGTAAATGATTGGGTGGAGGTTTTAACAGATGGATACGCGATGTCTACCAAGGAAGCACGAACGTATTTGGGGGCGGTTCAGGATCTTCTTGTCCCCATGGGAGTGCTTCCTCAAGAAGCTGCTGTCTTATCCAATGAAATTGTCAAATTATCAGCCGATCTTGGTTCGTTTAATAACTTACCCACAGAAAAAGTTATGTTGGATATACAATCCGCTTTGGTGGGTAATTTCGAAACAATGAAAAAGTATGGGGTGGTGTTGAATGTGGCCCGGACGGAACAGGAAGCACTGTCCAGCGGATTAGCGAAAACAAAAGAGGAGGCACTTGACCCGGCCATCCGTGCTCAGGCGGCGTATAACTTAATCGTTAAAGGATCTGCGGCTGCAATTGGCGATATGGAACGGACCATGGACGGGTATGCAAATTCGCTCAAAGGCGCTGAAGCGGCGGCCAGCGAAGTGTCTGCCGGGCTTGGAAAAGATTTATTGCCGCTTGTTGCAGAATTGTTTCGTGAGTTTACAGCGTTTTCTAAAAGTGAGGATTTCAAAGCTGCGTTGAGCGAATTGTCGAAAGATCTGGCTGAAGTGGGGCGTTTCGTTATTGCTATTGTGAAGCATATGCCCAAATTAATTTCGTTGGCCTTGGATCTTAAAAATATTATTTTTAAATTGCCCGGTGAAACGATTTATGATGTTATACACGCTGGGGTGTTATCTGCGACAAAGGGAACGGATAAACTTCATGACGCTGAAAAAAGCCGGGCAAAAGGAGAATTGGCCCGAAGACGTTCCGCAAATAAAACGTGGGTGGATGCTCGCGCAAATATAACTTTAACATCAAAAGAAATCGATGAACTTTCAACGGGATTTGAAGACGCTGGACGTGTTGAAAAGAAATTTGTGGGCGATACTGTTCAGGGCGCTGCCAAAATGAAAGCTGCGCTTGAACAGGCTAATAAAGCTAAAATGAAAGCGTTGGCGGAAAGTGAAAAAGCAGCAGCGGAAGCAGCCCAAAAAGAAATTGACGCGCTGGAAAAATTAGCGGCTGAAGCGTTGAAGGCTTACGAAAAAATTGTAGCTGCGCGCATGAAAGCTCGTGATGATGAATTTGAGATTGTCGAAGATATTGAATCCAGAATTCGAAAGGAGCGCAACGACAGTTTTGTTATAATGATTGGCGACATGAATCAACACACCGCCGATCTTAAAAAAGCGATGGAGGACTGGGCTAGAGAAGCAGATGTCATCAATGATGATATAGAAACAGCCAATAAACTTTCAGCGGAACAAATGGAATCTGATTTCAGTTCCGAGTTTTTGAATGCTGTCAAAGAAGGTTTGGAGGGGTCTGTTAAGACGGGCGGAGAATGGCCCACGTGGCAAGAAGGGGTTGAAACAATCGCCAAAAGCGCAGCCACCGGGGCCAAAAGCGCATTGTCGAAATCGTTCTTTGTTGCCATTAAAGGGGACATGGACGGCTTCGAAGTGATCTGGCAAAGTTTTCTTGACGGTCTTTTGAAGTCCTTTACGGATACGGTGGCGGATCTCGTCGTAGGGGAGTTGGTTGAATTTGGCGGAAATCTCCTTTTTGATCTGGTTACGTCTTCTGCAGATGAAGGGCGCTGGAAAGTAAAGGAAGATCAAGTCATCAAAGTTCACGAAGGGGAAATGATCCTTCCAAAAGAAGTTTCAGAAACCTTGAGATCAGCGTTCAGCGGGGCTGGCCCGGCGTTGTCTCCGTCTTTAGATGCTGCGACAGCTTCAACAGCGGCAGCGGCGGCGTTCGGAAAGGGCGCAGGGCAATCGTTTGGGCTCTCAGCAGCGGCGTCTTTGGTTAGCATGGGAACGGTTCCGATTGCGGCTATTCCTTTAATGGGGCTAAAAGCTGTTCTCTCAGGTGTGTTAGGGGCAGGACAAGTTACCTCCAGTGCGCAGGAGCTTGCGTCAAACCTCGTTGCGTCTGCGG